CTTCGATGGCTCTGGCAAATGAAATTTCAGGACGCTGGTGGGGGTTGTAGTGGTCTCTTGCCACAGTCAATATCTCCTCATCCGTCAGCGGCTTGCGCTGTGGTGGGGTGGTGTCAACCAATCGCATTTCTGCCAAAGATTCAAACCAATCACGGGGTTCGCTCCCAGTATTTCCGTTGGCAATTTCTTTGCGGTAATAGTCCCACATTTGCATCACATTTTCAGGCCAACACTCTCCTAGTTTTAACGCCACAGGCTCTTGCTCTATCTCTTGCCCTAGTCTTTGAACTTCACGCATTGCTTTTTCCCGCTTGATACTTAAATCTTCTGACTTGATACTTAAATCGTAAACGCCCTCGTACAAACCTAGTCGCACATTTTCATCGTGCAATTTGTTCAATATATTGACCAAATCACCAGCATTTTGTTCATTATGGTGAACATTTGGCGCGATTGTGTCGCGATTAGTGTCGCTAGTTCCTCTCTTGCGCCACAGGCTCATAACATTGCCTCATGTATTCTTGCTAACTGCTCATTACGCTTACGCAGCTGTAATTCGTACTCATGTAGCAATAATTGCAACTCAGCAATTTCTTGTTTGAGATGGTTGGTCTCTAGTTGGTATTTCACAACATTGACGGCTAATGCGTCATCAAATTCCATTTCGTCAAATGCAGCATCTAACTTTTCTTGATTCATATTAGCCGCCTTTGTTAGTTAAAAGGGAAATGTCTCTTCAGACTTTTCCTTGGGTGGATTCATGTACGCCCAGCCTGACCAGCCGCCCTCTACGATGGGCATACAGTCGAATTTGAGCATTGGGCCGTTCTTGGTCTCGATGACCGAACCGATACGCTGATAGCGGTTCTTTTCTGCGCCATCTTTGTTTGTATATTTGCCAGAAATTACGCTGACTTCATATTGTGTTTTACTCATATTTTTCCTTTAGTTTTGCTACTTTGCTATCCAACTCCGCTAGGAATTGGCTAACTTCTTTCTCCAACATTGCACAGTACTCAGGGTCAAACTCAACCTCTTGCACAAACAACTGAAGATGCTCTGGTAAACGATTGTCAAAACTGACGAAATCGCACCATTTTCTTTCACAGCACAGCATCTGCCATTGCATTTGCGTGATGTATTTAGTAGGCACTTTTTGCAACAAAAGCGTATCAATATGCGTTGCAGTATTGGGGCATTTAATCTCCACCAAGCCATCGTCACCTACTAACCCGTCTGGTGATGCGCCTGACATTTCTATGCGCGGGTGGTTAATAAACCCTACTTCTTTTACCAGCAAAGAACGGCTGTTTTCGTAAGCAGAGCGGGCTAGTGGCTCGGTCTCAACCCCGTGGGTCATGGCAGCGTTCGTAAACGATTCACCTTGTTGACCAGTAAGGCGCTCACAGATTAACTGCGCCATGTAGTTATCTCTGCTTGTTGAATAGCCGGTCTTAGTCTTGGCAATTACATCTGCTACCCGTGATGCGGTTACTTTTCCGATTCTGGCCTCAAACCATGCACTTGAGCGTTGCTCTATTTGTTCAGTCATTCTGTTCTCGCTTTCATCATTGCGTCTGCAATTTCATAACAATGTTGTGCAATAAATTGCGATAAATCTTCATTAGCAAAAGACCAACCACTGGATAAAAAATCATCGACAACTGGTTGCATAGCCTTAGCCGCAAAGTAATCACGCAAGGTCATGCCGTTGTATTGGCTTAATTCTTCGCCCCATTTAAAGGCTACTGGAAATGCTGGTGCGTTCATCATCTTTCCTTCCCAAATTTATGATTGTTCCAAATATCAGGTCGGCATTTCTTTTCGACCTTCATCATGTGTTGATACCGACCAGAGCAGTCTTCGCAAATGGTGCAAGACTCATTTGCTATACGCGCACAGTCTTTCCATTCTTCATAAAGTTTCATAGTCGGAAAGCACAAGGGCTTTATGTATGTGGGGAAGTCAATCACCCAAGTTTCCTTTTCATCATGTCTTTAGCAGCTGTGACGGCTGTTAGCCATTCTTTGTCGTTGCCCGCGGCTTTGTAAGCATCTTTAAATGCGTCTTGTAAAGCCTCAACTGTCTGGGATTCTTGGATAATTGCCAAATGGTCTTGCATCTGGTTGTGGTTGGCTTTAATTGGTTTGCTACCAGCGTTGCCATCATCATCTTCGGGGGCTATACCGCAAGCAGCCATCAGGGAATATCTACGGGCATAGGTAAGGGCTGACGCATAGCCTTGGGGGTCATGTTTAACAGCAGGGAAGTGGACTATTCCGCACTCAAGCATTTCGCCTGATTCGTGGACAAACACAGTCTCTACCATTACGCCATCATTGCAGTCGTAGTTTTTTTGCAACAGATAGATTCCGTTGTCGTTTAGGGCATCTACAACAGCCTCAACGCAAGCGGACAAGTCAGCGTATCGACTACGAAAATGGGGATTGGTGGCAGTTTTTAGGGCGGGTCCAAATGCTTTTTGTGCTTTTACGAGTGCAGTCGCAATGTTTTTCATACAGTAGTTCCTTTATTAAATAGTTCAAGTCTTTTTTCTGCGTCAATCTCTGCTTTGATGCTTTTGAATTCGTCTTTGTCCATAACTTCGCAGTTAAGCCCAAATAGATGTTCGTCAAAGTCAATAAGGTCATAGGTGAAATTGCTTTCTAGCGTTTCTAGGTTGTATTTTTCTTTGATGTATTCAGCGATGAAATATTTGAGGTCGTTAATGTCTAGTTCGAGTTTCATGTTAGTTTCCTGTGATTAAAAGGGCAAAGATAAGACCAGACACAAATCCTGAGAGCCAAAAAATTACTTGGTCAGCCTTGCTAGGGCGTGTAGGTGTGAATGGGCCGTCAATCATGTTAGACCTCATAGTGTTTGGATTCGTAACGGGCAAGCGCGTAGTCGAATTTGTCGTTGTCAGCCTGTTCTTTACAAGCCTTAACATAACCACGCTCTAAGGATTGGATTACTGTGTCACGCAGTAAGTCGGTGATAAGTGCGTCACCGATGTAAACAAACCAGAGGTTGGTTGTTTGTGCGTCAAAGTAACATTCAAGGTCAACGCCTGGTGCGTCTGGGTGTTCGCACACCATACAGTCAAAGTCGCTGTGTTCTGCTTTCATACTAACTCCTAAAAAGACCGCTTGCTAATTGCTACGGCATGAACGAATCATAACCTAAGTTAACCCCTTTTAGCAACATCGCAAAAAATAAAAACCCTTATGTTGTTTTTGTGCAACTTAACTTATGTCATATAGAATTCATGCAATGGACAAACAAAAATTTATTGCGCTTGCAGGCTCACAGAGTGAACTTGCCAAACTTTTAGAGATAAGCCAAGCCGCGGTTTCAAAATGGAAAGCAGTTCCAAAAGCAAGAATTTGGCAATTAAAAGTTTTGCGGCCTAATTGGTTTACTTAGGTTATAATTGGTTGAGACACGGCTAGGTACGAAGTCATGAGCGTACTGAAAAGAGAACAGACCCCTCCTGCCGAGGTTTCTTTTTAGGGTCGAGTTTTGGGTCTGAAATGCACTATTACCAGTTTCACATTGGTGACTACAAGTCACATACAAGCCATTTGTCCGTCATTGAGGACATTGCTTATCGAAGGCTTTTGGATTTTTACTATCTTCACGAAAAACCAATTAAGCAACACGATATTGCTCGGCAGATTGGTATGCGTGAACATGAACAAGATGTGCTCACAATTCTTGACGAATTCTTTTTGTCATCACCACAAGGCTTTGTTCATTCAAGAGCCGATAAAGAGATTGCTAGGTTTAAAGAATTTGCAGAGGCAGGCAAGCGTGGCGCAGCTAAAAGATGGGGGGCTAATGGGGAGGCTAATAGCCCCCCTAATCCCACCCCAATAGCAACCAATAACCATAAACCAATAACCAATAACCAAGAACCATATATTAAAGAAGGTAAACCTTCTTTGTCGGGAACTGCGTTCCCACCTTGTCCACATACTGAGTTATTAAAACTATGGGGAAAGAACTTACCTCACCTTACGCAACCAAGAACTTGGGAGGGCAATAGACAGTCCAACATGAGGCAAAGGTGGATACAGGCTGGCAAACCTTCTGCATATTCGCCAGAGGGCTACAAAACATCCGAGGAAGGGCTGAAGTGGTGGGATTCGTTTTTTGGCTACATTGCCAACGACACTTCCTTGGCTAACGGGTTTGAAACCAAGGGAAGAACTTGGAGACCAGACCTAGAGTGGGTGGTTAACGCCACCAATTTTCAAAAAATCATTGATGGAAAGTACGCAAAATGAGTTTCGCTAAACCTACCCCAAAACAAGAATCTTCCTTTGACGAAGAAAAAAAACTTATGTGCTCTGTGCCTGGTTGTCCAAAGCGGTGGACTGTCCACCTAAGTGGTGACCGCCCTAAGTGTTCCGAGCATCAATGGGCTAAAGACCCTGCTGAATACCGCAGACCTATCGTTGCCAAACCTGTGTCCCAGACTGTCCAACAATGGTATGAGAAGGAGGATTTTTGATGACAAAAGCAGAAGCCCATGAACTACTTGATGCAAGACGAAGAGGACTCTCAGTCTTACCGAGCGCGATTGATACAGCACTATTCTTCACAGGAGACCTTGGAGGAAATGCGTTGGTGTTTAGCGAGGGAATGGATAAATCGTTACAACAAGAAAGTCAAAGATGTTGGCAATGTAAAGGCGATGACTTGGTGGAACAATCAGGCAAATACTATGGAAGCCAAGCGTGGTTTGACGTTCACTATGGATTTAAAGCGGAGGATGAATGAGATACGCAAAGGTTGACGCTAATCAAACAGCCGTTGTAAGTGCGCTACGGGCAGCTGGTGCGTCTGTTCAATCATTGGCAAGCGTAGGCAAGGGTGTGCCTGACTTGCTGATAGGTTTTAGGGGCGTAAACCTTTTGATGGAAGTCAAAGACGGCAACAAGGCCAAATCAGCCCAGAAACTGACCGAAGACCAACTTAAATGGCATGGGCAATGGCTTGGCCCTATTTCAATCGTTGACGGCCCAGAAGCGGCTTTACGGGCTTTGGGGGTTATTCATGAAATACCAACTAACGAGTGAAAGTCAAGCCAAAGCATTGATGGTCACGTTGTGGCCAAAGGTGCTGACCGCGCTTAATGCTGGCAAACCACTAGTAATTGAGATTAAAGCTGCCGACAAGAGCCGAGACCAAGAAAAACTTTATCACGAACTTATTGGGCAGATAGCCACACAAGCCCAGCATTTAGGTAGTAAATGGGATGCTGAGAGTTGGAAACGACTATTGGTTGACCAGTTTTGTAAAGATATTGGGCTAAAAACGGGCGTAGTAATGCCTAATTTAAGTGGTGATGGCATAGTGCAACTAGGCTTTCAGACAAGGAAGTTTACCAAAGAACAAGCGTCAGAATTTGTTGAATGGCTATACGCTTGGGGCGCAGAAAGAGGGGTGACTTATGAAACTTATGAATAACCCTTACGCTACGCACATAGACTTTTTTAGGTTTAAAGGGTTTTTTAAAAACAACCCAAACGCTACGCCTAGCAACTTGGACATGATTTTTGAGCGCAAGGGTAAGTTTTTAGTGGGTGAGTGGAAACGCCAAAACGAAAAACTAAGCAAAGGGCAAGAAATCTTACTGAAAACTTTAGCCAAACAGGAAAACTTTGTGGTGCTGATAATCCAAGGCGATACAGACGGGGAGATGGTGGTAAACAAGTTTTGGAGAGTGGTAGACGATACTTGCCAGCCACAAGGCGAATCCGCAGATGATTTAAAAGATTTTATGAACCAATGGTACGACTGGGCAAATGAACAATAAACCTACATCAAAAGAACGCAACCATCTAGCAAAGATAAAAGAGATGGGCTGCGGTGTATGCGGTGCAGCTGCGCCAAGTGACGCACACCACATTGTTCAGCACCAGCAATACCTATGTATACCTTTGTGTAAAGACTGCCACCAAGGGTCGCACAACGGCATACACGGGGAACAAAGGATATGGAATGTCTACAAGGTAGACGAATTATCTGTGCTAAACGAGACTATCAGGGCTTTACTTGCGTAATGCTGGGATGCCTGCTTCTGGTTGGGCTTCATGGCTGCGGTGCATAGGATGAGCATGAGCCATATCAGTCTTTTCGTGTTCTTTCAATTCTTTTTCGAGTTCAGCAACTTTGCGCGACTCTTTTTTGTATTCACGTTCCATCACATAATGGCCACCAGAGGTAGGTTGGCGTTTAGACTCGGTTACTTTAAAATTGGTAGGCATTGAAAAAACTCCTATAATGTGCGTGACATTGTACAATGTCGATTAACCTTGCAAGGAAATATCATGGGAAAAATGGACAAAGAAACTTATCGTATGGGCGCATCAGGCGAAAAGATGCCTAAAGGCGTTTTGTCAAGCGACACATCTGGTGAGCGTAAAGGCAAACTAGTTGGTGGCGTGGCAATGGGCAAAGAAGACAAGACTGCTGGCATGGAAGGCGAGTTCAATACTGGTCGCACTGCTGGCGTTTGCTACGAGCACAAGCGCGAAAACTATCGTTAAAGCGAAACCCCAGTAGTCGTGCATGACTAAAGGGGCTTCTAAGTACACTAAAAGGAGTTAATGTACCTATGAACTATTGTAAAGACTGTCGGCATTACCACGACAACGGCTCAATATTAGGGCTGTGTCGTAGGTATCCGACCTATCAAAACCGCAGTCCAAACGAGACTTGCGGTGAGTTTTCGGTGAAAGCAGTTGCCGAACTTACTCCCACTTCGGTGGGGGATTTTTTGCCTGACCCAGTTAAAAAGCGTATGGGCAGACCACGCAAAGAAGCAAAAGAGGTGTCAGATGGAAATTAAACCATTGCGTGACAAAATCATTGTCAAACCAGAAACTCGCCTAAAGTCAAACATAGACTTATCCTTAATGCAAGAAGCCGACTCAATCGGAACTGTCATTGCAGCTGGTGAAGAAGCGGCACTCCAAGGCGTTAACATTGGTGACCGAGTGCTGTTTGGCACATTGGCAAAAGAATACAAAGACGAATACTTGAAGTTTGAGGAATTAAACTTAGATGGTGAGCGTCATCTTAAAATGTCATGGCAAGATATTGCCGCAATTTTGGAGGAAGTATGAAAGCAGGACTTTACGCAAACATCCACAAAAAGCAAGAGCGTATCGAGCGCCAAAAAGCAGAAGGTAAGCCAGTAGAAAAAATGAGAACGCCAGGCTCAAAGGGCGCACCTACCGCTAAAGCATTTAAAGAATCGGCTAAGACGGCTAAGAAATGAAAAAGCACGATAAGCCCATAGAGCATAAAACCACGGGTAAAGGTAAAACCTACAACCCTACGGACAAGGGCGCTGGCATGACGGCTAAGGGTCGTGCTGAGTACAACGCTAAGAACAACGCCAATTTGAAGCCACCAGCCCCAAATCCTAAGACCAAGAAGGATGAGGGCAGAAAAGCATCATTTTGTGCGCGCATGGAAGGCGTAGTAAAGAACGCTAAAGGCCCAGCAGAGCGGGCAAAAGCATCATTAAAGAACTGGAATTGCTAATGGACAAAGAACTAATCACCCTAAGAATCCAAGACCTAATCAGCAAAGGTAAGGAATTGGAAGTACAGCTGCATCAAATCAATGGTGCTATACAACAATGCCAATGGACTTTGGCTGAACTGGAGAAAAACGATGCTGAAGAAATCGACAAGCCCGAAAGCGTTTAAAGAAAACATCAAGACGGAGATAAAAGCTGCTAAACCAGTCAAGCAAGCCGTTGCCATCGCCTACGCTGAGAAACGCGAAGCACAGAAAGCCAAGGCTAAAAAGAAGTGAAAATAACCCAAAAAAAGGTCACAGAACTAATCCCTTATGTAAACAACAGCCGAACCCACTCTGACGAACAAGTGGCGCAAATAGCTGCAAGCATTAAAGAATTTGGCTGGACTAACCCAATACTAGTAGACGGGGATAACGGCATTATTGCAGGGCATGGTAGGCTCATGGCGGCTCGTAAGTTAGGGCATAAGGAAGTTCCCACCATAGAACTGAAAGACCTAACAGAGACCCAAAAAAGGGCTTACATCATTGCCGACAACAAGTTAGCCTTAAACGCTGGCTGGGACAACGAACTATTGATGATTGAACTTGAAGGGATACTGGCTGACGGGTTTGAGTTAGAACTTATGGGGTTTGACCCATCGGAACTTGACAACAAATCTATTGATTACGACATCCTTGATGACGAAGACTTAGACGGCACAATGTCCGATATGGCCAATGGTGTTCGTAAAGCGATACAAATCGAGTTTGAACCAGAAGATTACGACCGAGCCTTTGCTTTGGTCAAGTTTTGGCGCGAAAAGGGTTTATACGTAGGCGATTTTTTGATAAACAAACTTGAGGCCGAAAAAGCAAAGTTATGAAAATCTTAAAAGATGAAATAAAAAACATTAAGTTTTATCATCGAGAGGGTTTTTCTGACCAGAAAACTTTTAACGAAGTCATAGGTAACGACACTTACCAGAAAAAAGGCTTAAAGATTGGGCCTGATGAGCATTGGATGGACTGTGGCGGCAATGTTGGTGCATTTACCTTGTTAGCCTGCTCGAAAGGCGCTAAAGTGACTGTGTATGAGCCAGACCCGTACAACTGCGAAATGATAGAGAAAAACCTAAAACTCAATGGTTATCAAGCAGAAATAAAACAGGCCGCGCTGGTGAGCAATGATGTAAAAGAGACTTATCTGTTTATTGGCAACAACAACAACGTATGGCGTAACTCTATCGTTAAGAAGTGGAATAACAAAGGTTTGAAAGTGCCTTGTCTCAATTTTGATGATGAAGCCCAGCCGTTCGATTACTGCAAGATGGACATAGAAGGCGCAGAGATGCCTATTCTAGAAACCACTAACAAAGTATTCAAAAAACTGGTTTACGAGTGGTCATTTGACATAGACCCAAGTTTGCCGCGGTTTTGGAAAGTCATTGAGAAACAAATGCAAGCATACAAAAACATGCCCGATATAGGTAATACAGGAAAATTCAAAAGCCGTGATTACGATGTGTGGCAGAAGTCTTGGTTTCCCGCCTGTGCAAACATTTACTGTTTCTCATGAACATCATTCAATTAAAAAAAGTCGAGCATGGCGTAAAAGTCGGGGATATTTGTGGCCACATAGAACCTAATGTCACAGAAGATTCGCTCTTTTACGATGGTGACGAAATAATTGGGTTTTACATCAAATCCATAGATGGCAAGTTAAAACAACTTATTGAGATAGCCAACCAAGAATTATTATCAGACAGAGTGCCTAAGTCGGAGATGAGACGCTCAAGTGGCTTGCAAAACGCAGAATTAGAGGTTAAGCAGTTCAGCACCATCATTGGCTCATGCGCACCCAAGCCCCACATGAAACGCCCCTACCCAATGATTTCGAGCGTTCACCAGGTCAAGACTGCTGAAACATTCATCAAAGCCATGTTGCTTTCATGTAGAGAGGCTGAGAACCTTGTGAAAGAGATAGCGCCTGCCATATTTGATAAACAAGTCAAAATAATAAACGAGAAAGTGCCTCCGAAATATCGCTTCGGTAGGATGTTCACCAGTTCCATTTCTAACTTTAACATCTCAGCGCCATTCCACAGAGATGCGGCAAACCTAGAAGGTTGCGTAAATGTAATCATCGCCAAGAAAAGCCACGCAAAAGGCGGCAACACAACTGTGCCAGACTATGAGGCAACAATGGACAGCAGAGATAACAGCATGTTGGTATACCCAGCGTGGCGCAACGTACACGGAGTAACACCAATCGTTCCATTAAAAGAGGGTGGATATAGAAACTCACTAGTGTTTTATCCGCTCAAAGCGTTCAACAACTACTGGGATTAAAATAACACTTTAGTTACACTTCCCCTTTATAAAATGTCCGACATACATATTCCTACTGACGAAACCCGCAAAATGGTTGAAAGCACCAGCGGGTTAGGCTTGCCGCATGAGCAAATAGCCATATTGGTGGGAATAGATGACAAAACCCTGCGGAAGTATTACCGCACCGAACTGGACACTGGTAAGGCAAAGGCCAACGGGCAAATAGCCAAGACGCTGTTTTCCAAGGCCGTGGCAGGTGACACAACCAGTCTGATATGGTGGACAAAGAGCCAAATGCGCTGGTCTGAAACTGTTAAGCAAGAGGTCACGGGCGCAGATGGAGAGCCATTGACGGGCATTACTGTATCGTTTGTAAAGCCTAATGAGTGACACGAACGCTCAGTTCCCCGTAAAGATGGCAAGCCTGTTTGACCAGGCGCGTTATAAAATTTACTATGGTGGTCGCGGTGCAGGCAAGTCACATTCGGCAGCCAAAGCCCTGTTAATCCTTGGGGCACGTAGCCCTATCCGAGTGTTGTGCGCTAGGGAATTTCAAACATCAATCAAAGATTCGGTTCACAAGCTGCTTTGCGACCAAATTGAGTTGATGAATATGCACAGCATTTACGAGATAACCCAAAACAGCATTAGGGGCAAGAACGGGTCTGAGTTTGCCTTTGTTGGGCTAAAGAACAATGTGGCAAATGTAAAGTCATACGAGGGCATAGACATTTGCTGGGTAGAGGAAGCCCAAACTGTTAGCCGTATGTCTTGGAATACGCTAATCCCGACCATCCGCAAGGAAGGCTCGGAGATATGGGTCACATTTAACCCAGAACTAGAAACAGACGAAACTTACCAGCGCTTTGTTTTAAAGCCGCCAGAAAGCGCGGTAGTACAAAAGATTAACTGGTCGGATAACCCTTGGTTTCCAGAGGTGCTGGCGCTAGAAAAAGACGCATTAAAAAGCCGTGACCCAAGCGCCTACCAGACAGTATGGGAAGGCTTATGCCGACTAACTGTTGATGGGGCTATCTTTGCCAACGAAATGCAAGTGGCAGAGTTAGATGGTCGCATCACAAAGGTTATCTACGACCCTACAAAGCCTGTTCACGCCATCTTTGACCTTGGGTGGGCAGATAGCACAGCCATTTGGTTCTTGCAGTTTGTAGGAATGGAGACTAGGCTAATCCGCTACCACGAAGATAGCCAAAAGACAATTAGCCATTACCTTGCGCTTATGCAAACTTACGGCTATATGTACGACACGCTTTGGCTACCGCATGACGCACAGAACAAGACTTTGGCAAGCAACGGCAAATCCATTGAGGAAATCGTAAGGGCGGCAGGCTATAAGACACGGATTATTGAACGAACACCAATAGCGGACAGTATCAATGCGGCACGAACTATATTCAGAAATTGTTGGTTTGATAGAGAAAATTGCTACGATGGTCTACAATGCCTTAGACATTATCGTTACGA